GCTCTATACATAAAATCAAAGATTGAACAAATTACAAAAAAAAAATATATATTGAAGCGCGTATATGCAAATGGACAAACATATGGTCAAGACGGAAGTTTTCACCAAGATGATACCAATGAAAATTGTTGGACATTCTGTTTATATGCAACCAAAATAGATGCAAAAGATATTGATTATATTGATGGTTATTTTCAGGTAAAGTTGCCTGGTGAAAATAAATATGTGATTAGTATTGAACCACTATTCAATCGTGGAGTATTATTCCCCTCTCATTATTTTCATAGAGGGAATGCATTTACCCGTTATGTAAAAGAAATGCGCGTCTGTATTGCTTGGAAATTGCAAGAAATATGATAATACCATTTGTGTATTGATTATTTGGAGTATTTCACGATTTCGGTAATTGCAGTTTGTTCTGGTGTTAAAAAATAGACCGTATTCATACCAACGAGTCCTAAAATGCTATTTTCGGTTTTTTGTCTCATTAACATTTCTAATATAGCACATAATCCTAACTGAGTGATATTTTCAGTGTTTTCGTCGTTATATATGGTTTCTCCTAGGATTATGTTCAAAAATTTGACAATTTTCTCTTTACCTGCATCGTCGATTCGGGCGCCGGTATTATTTCTCTTTTGATTCAAATCTTTTACTTTAAAAACCATCTCTTTTTGATTCGATTTTTTCGATGTGAATAAGTTTACAAAACCGACCAATGGATGTATCGAATTTTTTGGAACATCAAATCGGTCAATATCTCTCACAAATAATTCGTAATCTTCTCTATCGGCCTCTACAAATTGTCCGGTTTCTTCGTTTTCTACATATATTCTCAATATGTCATCTTTCATAATGACAAATCCTACTAGGCCACTGGATTGTACACGTCTTTTATCTAAATAGGATTTAATTAATTCTTGAACCGGTGTCATATTTGTTGGCACGTTATCACCATATAAATGATTTATTAATATCATTTTGTCGGCAAATAATAACATATCGAGTATATGGTCTAACATATATTTACGAACACTATTGTCATCAAAGCCATATTTTGATTTTAATACATTTACAATTAAACCGGCGTGTCTATACCAATTTTTCTCTCCTTTTACTAATTTTTTTGTATTGAATACGTCGAATAATAATTCTTCGATTTCTTTGATTAATGTATCGAATGATTTTTCCGTTTTATCTGTTTTTTCTTTTCCCTTTACATTCTCTCCTTTCACCTTTTCTCCTTTTACCTTATCTCCTTTTGCCTTTTCACCATTTGCTTTTTCTCCATTCACCTTCTCGCCTTTTGCCTTTTCACCGCTTTCTTCTTCTTCAGTTTCGACCTCTACTGGACCCTTTTCTTCCGGTAATTGTTGTTCATTCGAATATTCTAAAAATATGGATTTTCGTTTATAATCGATTGGAACGCTTCGTTCATACAAGGATGCATTTTCATCGGTAATTTCAACGGGTTGGAATATATAATACAAATCTTTATTCGTCAAATTACCTAATCGACCGTATTTATCAATCAAATATTCATTCTTGTTTTCAATCAAATAGGTAAATGTGCTAAAAATCTGTTCAATTGGATATTGTTTTACAATATTAATTGAATCAATCAATTGTTTTCTAGTATAAACATTATGCTCTCTAAATAATTGTAAAATACGGGCAATGATTCGGGAACGATTAGATTCTACAAACGAATCATTGTAAGTATGTTTGACAATATCTTCCTCTGTAACCATCAAATTTGGAGAGCATGTATATGAACAATTCTCCATATAATCGCAAACATCCGTAAATGGTTTGTCGCCGATTTTGAAATCAATCGTTTTTTTGCTAGACAAATTGATTTGGATATTTTGATTTGCCGCTAATTCGGCGATTTTTTCTACGGTAAAATTGTTTTGACCTATATTCAATATACAATCTACCGACACCTCTTTCAATAAACGGGTAATACGACCAATTTGAATAGCTTTTTTCTCGGCAAATCGGTATATATATAAGTCGGCGGATTCCTCTCCATTATCTAATAAAGTGGTATGTAAATAAATCTCTACATTTCTCTCTTCAAATGGTAAATTACAGTGACTTAAATTACGAACACCTCTACCAATAATTTGTTCAATACGATTCATATTATACCATGGTTCTAAGATATGTATTTGACGAATACATTTGAAATCTAAACCTTCAGCACCCGCTTTGGAAATTAATACGACCTTGACTTGCTCTCCATTCGAATTATTGGGATTGGTAATATATTTTATATCGGCCGCATTCGTAGATGAAAATGCCTTGTCTCCCGTAATCATCACATATTTTGCTGGATGAAAATCCTCTTTATTTCCGGAAAACTCGCTACGCGATTTCATAGTAATTGCATCGATTTGTTCGGTTCTAGACGATTTGAATAAATTTTTAGTATTTTGCGCTGAACTAAAACGAGAGAAACCCATTTCTTCTAATGCTAGAGCAATGGGAACTACCCCACCGTCAATATATTGGGAATATACGATAACGATTCCTTTTGAATTACGAATTCTCTCACATATTTGAGAAATTTTTGCACTATACAAATGAATATTGTCTTTATGGAAAATAGGCCCGTATTTTTTCAAAACGGCTGGTTTGTATTCAAAATTATAACGTATTCGATGAAAATTCTGGGTTTCTTCTACGGAATTCATAATTTGCGCCAAGCCCGTTTTGCCAATCATATTCATAATAATATCTTTTCCATTTTCAAATAGTTCTAATTCATTGGCCTCTTTGAGAGAATCAATCAATTGATTTGGATAAACGATATTGAGTGCTTCCAAAGGAGCTTGTAATAATGTATATCCAAAGGATTCCATATTATCGAAGGTAGGCATTTCAATCAATCGACCTTGTTTGGTATAAATATCGAATGATTTCTGTTTCATGTATTTTAACATGAAATTATATCCCTTTTCTTGATATTCTCCTATATTATTGGTAAAAATATTGATATATTTCATTGGCTCTTTTATTTCGGCGTCGTTCATTTGTTTTTTAGGATAGGTAGTTTCAAACAAACTATGGTCTTTTGCAAAATCGGTCGGATATACGCGAAAGGGGAATGTATATGGCGTCTCACCTCTTACATAGGATACATATCCGGTTAATTTACGAACGAGTAATTCTCTACCTCCTTCCCCCACTTTACCTTCGGGACTCGTTGTTTCGGGTAAGAAATTGCCTTCTTTGTCAAATACATCACTATATTCAATCATGGCCCGTTTATCATTTAAGTTCATGAGATTGACGAGCCATATGATTTCCTTGAATGAATTGAACATGGGAGTCGCGGACAATAATAAAAATCGCATATTTTCGGCATATTTGGCTACCTTCATTAGAGATACACCGACTTGTTTATCTTCACTACTATTGTGCACTTCGTCAATAATAATAAGTCGGTTATTGAAAATCTTTTTAATTTTACGTATCTCAATTTTACGTATCTCTTCTTGTGATAGTTCGATATCCACCTCTTCTTTTAATGAATTCGAAATGAAATTGGCGAGTTGACCGTATCCCATAAATAAATAATAAGTATCTATAATACGTTTGATTTGGCTAATCACTTTTTCTTTCGTGAGACCTTTTAATTGAGTAGGATTTATTTCTTGGATGAGAGCATTGCCTACACAAGATTCGATATTCCACAATCCCGTATCAACTGCTGAATTACGAATGAGTTCGAGTTTGCGTTCATCGAATAATTGTAATCGAAAATTTGTTTGGACATTGGGAGATGCGACGACAATAATACGTTGATTAATACCGACTTGTTTCATATAGGACCGATATTCTTCGGCAATACCGATTGCACTGCACGTTTTGCCACTGCCTAATGCGTTGTATAATAATAAACTATTGTAGGGGGTTTGGAAGGATAAGAAATTTTTGACAAATATTTGATGAGGCATTAATTCGAATTTGGCATTACATAAAATGTCGGCTTGTTTTTTGATATCGTAAATAGTTCCATCATATTTGGTGTCGTTAAATTCTTTGCGTTTGGCGATTTTAATATTGAAGTTGGGGTCATTTAATTCGGGATAGAGAAAATCATAATCATTATTGGTGGCATTATAATCATATTCCATTTTTTCTTTTTTTAATAAATAAGTATTTGATTTTTTATTGAAATGACTGGCTCCGGTGTCTATATCAACAATTGGCGATTCACCTTTAGTCAATAAATCGGTAATTTCGACGGGTTCGATTGTCGGCGTTGGTTCATCTATAAATTCTATTTTTTTGACCGAACTAGGTGCTTCTGGCTGTTCAATTATCTTTAATTTTTTTACGGTTTTATTGTTTGGTTTTTTAATTGTTTTTGTAATAGGTGGATGGGCATGGGTATCTTCTTGTGCAGGTTCGCCAAATTCGGGCTGTGGTTCAAATGTAGGAATTTGTGACGTCACATCGGCAACCTTTTCCTCTTCCATAACTTGACCCGGGTTTGTAATAGTATCCGTGATTACTGCATCTGGAATAGGACTTGTAGCAGTTGGTTCGGGACTAATTGGTTCGCATATACCGGTTTTTTTATTTCTTCTCGTTCCGTTTGGACACCTTTGTTCTTTGACCCCGCCACGATATCCCTTTTTCGTGCGATTTTTTTTTGACTTTTTTTGGGTAAATCCTAAATACATGAAATATATACTCTTAAAATATGACTATATATTTCTATTAGGTCTTTCAACTAGAATACATTTTATATTTCTTTAAAGAATTGTGTATGTTGCGTATTAATCGTAATTTTTCTAAATTATATGAACGTATACATGATACACATTCATCATATGTTTTCCAACACATTTGACTTACTTCGTCTTTTTGATAATTCGCTGAAATCATACTATCGTCATATTTCATATACATTAAGTAATATTTGTGTTTATATGATTTATAATTCGACCCGGTAAATATTTCTTCAAAGGGTAATATATTTTGCACGTTTTTTAATTTTTTAATAGAATAACCAGTTTCTTCGGTAAATTCGCGTATAGCTGATTCAAAATCGCTTTCCTGGTAATTACGGCGTCCTTTAGGAAATCCCCATTCCGGTTCATACCATATAGTGTATTTATTGCTCTCATTTATTAAATCAATGAGTGTGTATTTTTCATCCTTATTGAAAATCCCTTGCGTCAACAATTGAAATTTTTCTTTAGACACAATTTCTTCGGTCTTGTATTGATTGGAAATATGAATATTTCCCCATAAATCTTTCCATAAAAAATCAAAATCATTATTTCTTAATTTTTCTTTTTCTACATAAGTCATTTGTTTTAGCATATTCATAATGTAATATTTGTTGTAAGGCGAATATTTTCCTCGCATAAAATCAATATATCCTAAAGTATCTTTACGACGGATCATTAAATATTCAGGGACACCTTTATTCATTCGAAATGCAATGATACCAAAACTGGTAATGGGTGTTTTACATTGGTGATATAAATGTCCATATTTTCCACAATTATTACAATAATTATCTTTATTATCTGTCATTCGGGTAATCTGTATGAATATATTCAAAAGTATTTATATAGTTTATAGAAATCCTATTATGTTATTTGACCCTACTATTTGGGGACCGCATTACTGGTTCGTATTACATACTATTGCCCATTCATATCCATTGACGCCGAATGCCGTTACGAAACGCAAATATTACGATTTTATTCAAAATTTACCGCTATTTATACCGAATGAGGAAATCGGTAATAAATTTAGTCATTTATTAGATAAATATCCGGTATCACCATATTTAGATAATCGAGATTCATTCATTCGATGGATGTTTTTTATTCACAATAAAGTAAATGCTATGCTGGGTAAAGAGGAATTATTATATGATGAAGCATATGCAAAATATTACGCGGAATATAAACCAAAACAACAATCTTTAGCCGAAAAATTCCACTTGAATAAGAATTACATTCATTATGCATTTTTATTGATGTGTATATTCATAATATACGTATTTTATGACAAGTAGAAAACGATAGAATAGAATTTTCTACGAGTATTATAAGAGAATAATGAGAATTGAAATTACATTGTTTATAGTAGCCGCATTCATTATGGCAAATATATACACGGATGGGAAATATTTGAAAATGGCAATGGGTTGGAAAAAATATTATCAAATGGCCGGTGTTGCATTTGGGGCATTTATCATATATATATTAATCAAAAAGAATCCATTATATGCAAAAAATATACTGATGACTACGAATGATTATATCAAATATTTACCGGTGGATAGAAATACGAGCAATTTTGTATCGCCCATTTTGGATTTTACCGCAAAACAACAATATGGCGGTGATGTATATAATTATCCCGTGGCCCAAATGCCTTATCCAGAAAAGCGGGTAATGAATTCGGGTAGTAAATCATCTAAGCGGTCCGTAAGTGAAACCAAAAAGAAATTTGTGGCGGCTAGACAAAATTGGCGATGTGGCAAATGCACAAAGCAATTGCCGGCGTGGTTCGAGGTCGACCACAAAATACGGTTAGAACATGGAGGTAGTAACCATGTAGATAATTTAGAAGCATTGTGTAGAGATTGTCATGGGGAAAAAACCGCAATAGAAAATTTATAATGTATATATATTATAATATATGGTTCTTTATTTTTTAATTTGTCTTATTATAGGTAGTATACTAGGTATAGCATTAATCCCACTATTGATTGGTACAAAAATAATAAAAGGGTCATTGATTTCACTTATTGTAATACCTTGTTTTGTACTTTTTATCTCTATTTTGTATCTATTCATACCATCAAGTATAAATAAAATATTGTCAATAATAAATACCATTCCATCAATCATATCGTCAATAATAAATACCATTCCATCAATCATATCGTCAATAATAAATACCATTCCATCAATCATATCGTCAATAATAACGAGATTCATGGATAATATACCTACATTTGACAGCATGAGTGATATTGATATAACTGAATTATTATCCAGCATTGGTAGTATATTTACTACTGAATTTACAAATTTGCTGATTTTCTTTTTAACATTTTGTAGTATAGTAATCATACCTACATTGATTGGTTTAAAAATAATAAAAGGGCCGTTAATTTATCTAATTGCAATACCAATTTTTTTATTGTTAGTGTCTCTTTACATATTGAAGGATAGT